CTTGTAATTGTTAAAGCCATTTGTTAAAAGTTGGTTATTAAATTAAAGTAATCCCAACTCCTCTACTTTTTTCTGTAACTTATCTAAAGACATTTTACTTGGGTCATCATCCTTTGACTCCTCTTTTCAGTCATAAGACTTCCCAGGGATTGAATAATTACCACTAAGCTTGTTTTTAGTCTGTTCATCCAATAGCCTCGTTGGGTCTATCTTGCTAAGAACAAGATATTTAATATCTTCAATGTCTAAGTCTTTGTGTGCATTTGCATAAGACATTAGTTCATCTTTGACATCAGCAAGGTCTGGATTTTCAATTAAGAATTTAGCCATCTCCAATTCTCTATTACTATCAAGATTCTTGTTTGAGTTGCTTAGCTCTCTCTCAATAATCCTGCTATTAAATGAGGCATCTTGTATAGCTTCCTTCTTTTTGTCTTCATCCACCTCACCATCTGAGTTCTTAAACTCAGAGTCCAACTCTCATGAACGAAGTTTCCTCAACTGTTCCTTAGCTTCTTCTAACTCAGTCTTAAGCCTGTCGTTATCTTGTCTAAGTTCACTCCTTTGATGTAAAAGTTTTTTGATAGACTCTGGGGTCTTTTTCTCTGGCTCGCGCTTTTCATCTGGTTTCTGTTCCCCCTCTTCCTTAGATTCCTCTGGTTTAGCTTCAGGCGCTTCTTCTTCCTTCTGCTCTTCCTTTGGCTCTTCAGGTGCAGGATTCTCTGTGTCCATTTGGCTTAAGGGCATGCCAGATACCATCTTCTCTAACTCATCTAAAGGCATTGAGTTGTAATCGGTCTGTTCGGTCATTATGAATTGATTATAGATAAATGTGTCATCTCTGACGTGCAATTTTATTATGTGGAGTTGCAATCCACTGGATTAGCCGTAGCTAACCTCTATAGAGATGGCATGGAGACCGACCACCATACCATCTGTATATAAGCTAACTCATATCTTTTATGATATCTTTTACGGTTTCTAATAGGTTGTCGCTCGCAGTCTCATCTTCTGCTAATCATTTTAATGTCTCTGGAAGGTCTAATATCCTCTGATACACTTCTCTCATCTTTATGAGGACAACTGCTCAGTTCGTAGGCTTCTCTATATAACCAGTCTTTGAATTGAACAAATGGTCCTCTACGATGGATTTATTTGCTTTCAGATACTCTTCTAATGCCTTCCAATGCTTACTCCTTGTAAGCTCATATAGTTGTTTATCAAGCGTTTGCATTCTTTATTTTTAGTTCTAAAACCTTTAATTGTGCCTCATATAATTCTCTCTTATCTTTGTCGGTCTCTGAGGCAAGCATCTGTTTTAGGTTATCTATTCATATTCTCATCATCCTTTCCTCTTCCTGTTTAACTTTTTCTTCTGGCAAGTCAACAACAGTTGTAGTAGTTGGTAGTGGGTCTAACTGCACATCTTCTGGCTGTTTTCAATCCCCATAGTGTTGCTTAACAAACTCACTATAAGCTAATGCTATATTCCCATTGTTGTATAGAGTGTTTATCTTGTCTTCTGGAATTCAGTACTTGTTCATTAAGAACTCTTTACTATTCCCAGATAACTCCCACATGCCTATTCAATAGAACTCACATATTAACTTTACTACTACATCCATTACTTTTTGGACATCCAACACTCACTTCTCTCTTAGTAACTGTGGTGTGATGTCTGTTGGCTTGACTCACCATTGAATAGCAGATTGTCTTATTCTTTGTCTCATATCATTTTCTTCTACTATTGCTCTTGTTGAATCAGTTGATTGTAATCAGTTCATGTCGGTCTAATTAATAATTAAAGCTTTGATATCAAATCATTATAATACGCTTCTATTACCTCTTTCTCCTCTTTCGTTAACTCATCTAATCTTCATTCAGCAACATCTTCAGGAGTAACTCAATACTTCTCTATAATAGCTCACGCTTCTGTGTTTGTTGTATAGATATCAAATACAACATCTCATGATTTTACTTTCTTGTTCTCTTCAGCCCAATTAAGTAAAATTCATTCATCTCATTTGTTTAGATTGTATTTAGATAAATCACAATCTGAACTAAGAAGCTCTTCATCACTTATCCCATAAAACTCACATATCATCTCTTTAGTCCTCTCTACTTCAGCACCCTCTGACTTTACTTCATCTACTTTTACTTCTTCTACAGCTTCTTTTGTAGTTTTCTTTTTAGCCATGGTTATTATTTAATAAGGTCTAAAACAAATTTTAGTCAATCTATACTTGACTGTATCTCAACATCAGCTTTCATCAAAGCTCATCTGAGTTCATTAATCTCTGCCCATCTTGTAGTATACTGGGTCTTTATCATTTCTGCAACCTTCTCATCATTGTCTGCTCTTGCAAGAAAGTCTTCATTAGTGGCAAGCTTTACATCTGGGTCTTCATACCCATTCTCTTTAAACCATTCTTTTGTTTTCTCTATTAACAACTCCTGTGAGTTCTTAATAATGTTGTGTGCTACATAATTCTTTGTGTAAGCTTTATGCAACTCTTCTAAAGCCTCTTGGCTTAACATTTCATTAACATTTTCCATATCGGTCTATTTAAGGATTAAAACGGCTGAACGTTCATTAGAACGGTTGAGTCTTTAACTGATTGTCTTTCTGAATCATATTGTTTGTTACTCAGTTCATGATTCATTGGTTGCCTGCTTGTCATGGTAATCATCACATTATAGCCATATCTCTTGCTTGCTGTCAGCTTTGAATATATGCCATCTTCCTCATCTCTATCGCAGCTCTTGTGGCTGGTGTGTTTAAGGCTGATTGGTATATAGTGAGATATGTATAATGGTCCTCATCCATGCTTCCTATCTGTACAGGTATATTATTATTAAGCAAGATAACCTGTTCCTTAGCATCAAGCTCAGCTGGTGTGTATGCACATGCTTGTTCAATCTCACTCTGACTCATTCATAATAAAGCACAATACTTTCTCTTCATGAATCTCTTCTCTGCTGGACTTGCTGTTTGGTCTGCCATAATCATTGCATATAGCTGCACAAACTTATCTAAGTCTGCTCTGTTCTGACTATCTAAATCTCACTTATTAACTATCTGTATCCTTGGGTCATTACCTCAAATGATATTCTTTCTCGTAAAGATATCTCATGCTGGACTTATTCATCTTGTAAGCTCTACATATTTCTCGTCCTTTGCACTGAAGAAATGTTTATAGAACATATACCATAGTTGCCAGAACGTCTTCTCTCCCCATGCATTTATCTTATTTCATAACACCTTATTAATGTTTGCATTATCCTGTGCAATAGTTGCCTCAGATGCTGTAGACATGTTAGGGTCTCATACTCATTGTGTAAGCTTAGAGATTCATGTGTCACTCTCTGCTTGGTTGCTTAATTGTGTCTGGAAGTTATATACATCTGGACTCAATCATTTCTCTGGCTCAATGAATAACATGTTACCTATGTTCTGACCATTTCAATCTACTGGGATATACTGTGGTCAAAGAACTCATTGGCTAAGTATCTTCTTAGACTTTGTGTAGATATTTCTATCTAAGAATACCCTTCATCCTAATGCTTGTTTAATAGCCTGGATTCTGATTAAGTTCATCATTAATGTTTGTAGCTTCTGCTTGTCCTCTACAACATCATATAGATTAATTCACCGTGGGTCTCAATCATGTGGCTCTCGGTAGTTTAATGCAACTGGGAACTTAACATTACAATCTATAAGGTCTTCTCATTTTAAGATAGGCTTAACATATTTCATATCTAAGATAGCATCCCTCTTATACATTATTACTTGTAATGGCTTTCATTCATACATAGTATAATGTGTATAGATGGTTGTATCTTTTTCTACAGCAGTCTTCTCGTTTATATATCTTGGATTTCATTTATCTTGTAGCTGTTGCTCTTGCTGTGGAGTTAATCATGGTTGGATATCAACCTTTCTCCATATACCTGCTTTCTGCATTTTCTTCACAGCCTCAACAGGCATCTTGCTTTCAAATCACATGTAATCAAAGTTCTTTACATGTGTGTGTCATCTTGGGTCTGGATACCATGACAATGGGTCTACCACTTTATAGGTAGGATTCTTCTTCTCATCATCCCATCCTGTTAGCACCCTTATTCATACTCACTTAAGGAATTTGTTTTTCTGATTAATGTAATCTTCTACTTCCATGTCAAGATTGTCATAATCATATTCACATACTGATTGGAAATTCCTTGCCTCAATAAAATGATATAGGTCTCTACTTGACCATTTTACTTGAAGCTTATCCTGATAATAAAGAGCCAACAAAGAGTTCGTTAGACTTCTGATTAGATTTACCTTTACCTTTTCATCATCTGCTACCGTTTGGTATAACCAAGACCTTTCTCTGAACTGATTTCTTTTTTGAGTGGTTGCCGCCTCAGAGGCTCAGAACTCTCTAAGCACCTGTGTTTTAACCTTCTCATAATCACTTCTTGTAAAGTCTGCCATTTATGGAAATGATATATTTAAAATAGTTATAATACAATATATAATTGTGATATAAATAGTTTTCAGATAAATGCAAGAGAATTTCTACTTTTTTAATTTTCTCTTGATTTTTTATTTTTTATATTTATAAAGCGATTGACACGGACGGTCTAATCGTCTGCGAACAGTAAGTTGGAGGGGGTCTTCACTGTTTCCGTATCTCATCCTATCGGACACCTCAGTGCGACGCAGAATGTTATACGATGTCCCCAAGCGTACGATTGGGAAAAACTCTTTATAGGGATAATTGCGATTAGAGTACATAAATTCTGAAAAGAAAGCATGTAACTCAATAGTTTTAATCGTAATTAAGACAAGAAATAGTTTAAAAATTCAAAAAAATTTCTTGCTCTCTATAAAGGGGTTTTGACACCATATCTAAGCCTTTCGTATTCCTTGTGTTCTGCAGTATGTTATACTCTAAGTAATTAATTATATATATAGAGATGAAAAAAGAAAAAAAATTTTTTTAAAAAAAGTCTTGCTTTTTTTTATAAAATATTTATACATTCATATGCGAAGACCCCAAAAACGCAAGTTCGCAGGCAAATATAAATTTCCTGCACCGTTATGAAAGAGACAGTCCAAAAGCTGTCTTTTTTCTTTAAAAATCTGTTGCATAATTAAAATATATTTTTATATAACAAATAGACCGATGATTTTACTTTATAAAGTATTTATCACATGACAGCACCTGTAAGAGAAGCTTTTGACCACGACCAACTAAGAAGACTAAATGCTCTTGTAGCAACTGTAGTATGATTAGGTGACATGGTTTGGCTACCAGATGTAGCAACTACAGAAGACCTTCCTGCTGAATGAGAAGATGGACAATTATGTCTTGTTGAAGCAGATGGATGCGTTTACACTTATAGTGAAGATGATAGTGAATGGGCTAAAGTAGCCATCGCTTCTTAATAATCCTATAAGCACAATTAAAAAAAGACTATCCGTAATGGGTAGCCTTTTTTGTTTTTATGAAATATTTATTTTATAGGTAACTCATCATTAATCTCTGGATATGCCTTTCTATAAGCATTGCTTAGTGTAACTATAGCATCTCTTACAAAGATTGGCTCATCATCATATTGCTTCTTCAGAGTCTTTAACACTAACAATGCGATATTCTTTCTCTTTAGATATTCTGGGTCTATCTTAGCATCATCTTCTATATATAATACCCAGTACCTATAGTTCAACCTCCATCATAATTTCTTTAATATAACATTAGATATGTAGAATCTACTCTTTAATCATTTTCAATCATTAGGATGCCATGAATTGATAAACCATAATCCTCACTTATCCCATCACACTACAGCTATTGCGTGTCACCCTGTGGTCTTATCTGGTACTGTCTTTACCTCTCATGCAGACATCTCGTTCCACATATTCTTGTTTCATTTTATTAGCCATACTATAGGACATCCTTGATAGAGATAACGCTTGATTGTATCTATTCATTTATCATCATGAGAGAACTCTTGTGTTGCATATGCATCAAACTTAGCCTCTCATCATTCTTCAGTCTTTATTCACATTTTGAGAGCGGTACTAACTGCATTCTCTAAATAATCTCACCCATCATATTTACTTGGGTTGTGTCACATCTTTGTTCGTAGGTCTTTCCAGTCGGGTGTTATAATATTATTAGTAGTTGGTTTAACACCTCCTTTCTTAACATTTAAGACCTGAACTCAGTGCGATGTAGAGTTAGCTGTACAGCTTCCTACTGCTCATTGATAGTTAGTCTTATATATCCATTCTCATAATGAAAAACTCTCTGGTAACTCCACATCCCAATCTATCTCTATTGCTTGTTCAGCTTTAAAGTCCCTTTCATCTGCAAGCTCTTGGGGTAGAGAAAGACATCATGGGTCTTCTAATAAACATTCTTTATCTGTCATCTGGTTATATTTACGAATTAAAAGTTCTCTAAAGTCTTCTTTAGACCGATTATAGCATCTCATTAGAATTTTACATATTCCATATTTATCTTGCTCTTTCATTGCTCATCTTTCTCTATCTCTATTATCCATCATCATATCGTGTTTCATAGATTAAATCTCTTAGCTAACAAGTTTTCTTTGAGGAAAGCACCTGGCATAAACCCATGTATTCATCTGTGCAAATCATACAGAGCAGTATGGTAATGTCCTAATGCGAATATATCTGGCTGATTTTCTACAGGTAGACTATCTAAATATTTCTTCATTTTGTAATCTTTCGCATAGCTTAACGAGCCTCAACCATGGTGTAAATTTATATCTACTCAATTCAGCTTTAACCTTGCATCATAGAATCATAGATGTATCAAGTCCTGCCTGACTTGCTCTATTGCTTTACAGATATTCACTCAGTTTTCTTTTAGAAATTTCTCTTCATGATTCCCCCCTATAAAGTATGTAGGCAATCATACATTAGGGTATCTATCCTTTATCTGCTCTAATTGTTGCTCAAATCATACTGCACTCTGTTCAAACTGTTGTCCCTTATATACATTGCATCAATCTACTATATCCCCACAATGCACGAAGCACTCAACTCATCTATCTTTAGCTCTATCATAGAACTCTCATAACTCATCTACTGCAGCACCCTTAGCTCAGAAATGAGTATCAGATACAAGTCAGAATTTAAGATGTCATGGCTCGCTTAATACCTCATCTACCTCCCTCTTTGTGCTGTTGGCTATATATGATAGCATCTCTCTTATCTCCTTCTCAGAGTATTTATCTAATAGGTCTAACTTTGCTCTCTCCTCCTTAGTCAGTTTTTTCTCCTTCTTTCCTTCTAAGACATCTGCTATCCTATATTTAGTTACAGTATTCTTATCTACTCACAGTTGCCTTCAGATTTCTCTACTACTTACATCCTCTGGATAGGATTGAATCTTTTTGATAGTGTCTTCATCTAATTTGTTACTCATAGGATTATATTATATAAAAAAATAAAAAAAAAGAAATGCTAAATAATGCATTCATCTTTATACCATTCATATGGGTCTAAAATATCTTTGCTGTTTAAAACATCTATTAGCCACTGCTTTACATCTGGCCTCAATGCTTTTGATGAAATGTCCAATGTGGTTATTAGTTGCTCTGCTATAAGCTTATTAGCAAATAGCTGATGTATGGCCCTATGATTTATGTCAGGTATTACCTCTATATTCTTGCTTATATTAGCTCAACCACGAGAGGTCGGTAAGAGATGGTGCCTACTGTATGACCTATCTCTCTTACTCATTCTACTCAAATATCATAATAGGATAAAATAACATTATCATTGCTATTAGTATTATAACTCAGACCACGATGTCTTTTCTCTTCTTTCTTCAGATTCGGACTTTCTTATGGAAATTGTAGGTGTTTCTTTTGCTCATCTAATCTTAGCAAGAACTAAAGCCGATATAGCATCGTTCATGTGGTAAAATACCTTAGCATACTCAATGTCTGGGGTGTAAGTATCTCTCTGCAACCATTCCATATTCATGATTCCATTCTCTTCTCTCTTCCTATATATCTTATACCCTAAACCTGTCTTTGCTATTTTGTATTCCCGCATGTTGATTTTTTAGTTATTTACTAAATTCCCTCAATGCTTGTAAAAACTCAGTCTGTTGCTTGTTTATCGTTTCATTGTACTTCTCTATTAATCAATCTACACTTCTAATATATAATATAACAGTAGCAACAATAGAAGCAAAAGCTACAACCATTATAAGCAGGAATGTTCATCTCTCTGAAGATGTAATCTTAGAGAGAGCATTACCTGTTTCCTCTATAGTGCCCTTATCAAGATTTACCATTTTGGTTAATGTATTAATTTAAACTATTTCCCTTTGCTTGATAGCCTTGTTTCAAATGCTTTTAGTATCTCCCATAAATCATACCATACTGTGCTTCATGTTCATAATGCTAATCATAATAATATCTTAGCTCATGCACTCACCTCTAATCAAAAATCTACAGAAAAAGCTGCAACGATTCATAGTATGAATGCCAGTCAAATACTAATTGTTGAAACATATTTCTTTCTAACTAATCCAACATATGCTGGTTTAGCAAAAGAAATTATTGTGCTGATTACCGTAGCACATACAGTTAGAATAATAATTGTAGTTGCCATCTATATAATCATAAAGATATAAAACGTATCTCTATCACCCCTATAATTATATATTTTATAATTTCAAGTTTATTGTAATTAAAACTATAAAAAGCCATCTTATTACAATAAATCTTGTTTAATAATATTTACATATTATGAATACAATCTATTGTTTATTATCATTCATCAATCATCTCAACTTACTAATGGCTCATTATCAAAAAAATATTCTGTACATGTCCTAAAATGTGAGTTTTCATCATGCACTGGTTGCCTCTGCTCTGTGGTTATCTCCCTATTCTCTGACTTCTGCGGATAGTGCGATTGTATGATACTCTGTTCCCACTCATAATTATCTTTATCATAAAATAATCTATTCATCCCTAACTGTGTCTTTGTTATCCTCTCCCTAAGGGTACTCTTCCTATTAGTAGTTATATGTATTCCCATATCAGCTAATGCTTTCCTGATGCTGTCATCACTTACTACAGTCCTACTATCTGAATTATATGGGTCTCAGAAATGGTCATGAAACCTTACTAACTGCATAAACTTCATAATCTTGAAGTCCCTCTCATCATATACCCAACTGTTTCATGCATATGGCTTTCAAAGAACTAATCATGCAAAATCTTTAATGTTCCAATTAACCCTCTTGAAACTCTTAATAAGAAATACATTCCCTGTCTGGAAATCTTTCTGCCATAAACAAAAAGCTATGCTGTCCCTTCAGAAATCCCAACTACCATATGTGTGCCTACTCACATCATATACATATGTACCTTTTGTTGCCATCTGTAAAAATAATGGATAAACTGCATTTACTACACTTGTCTCATAACTGATATCTACCTCCTGCGCTAAATCTGTTGCCGTCCTGGTCATCTTCTGAAACTCATACCATACATTAGTCTTTAATGGATGTAGCCTCCATGGTAACCTTATCTTCTTGTTTAATAAATGCCTATAAGCTTTATGATTGGTCATTACCTTCCCATATACATTCCCTGTTCAGTTAGGCGTTCATCAAAATATCCTACACTCAGTCACATCCTTTGTCTTCTGTAATGCTGTCTCATCCCTCGGCCATAAGGCAAACTCATCCATAAACACTACCTTCCTTCTTCACCCTGTTCAGAAATTCACTCATACATCTCAACTAATCTCTCAACAATTGGGTGCTGATATATTCATATACTTGTTTAACATATCCTTCGGCCTTAATTGTTTAGGTAACCTCTTTATCATATACCTTAACCTCTCAAATGCTGAGTCCATATTCCCCTGTGCATCTACATAATCCTCCTTATAACTACCTAAAAGAACTGACCACTCCTTAAATAAAAATCACCATAAAAAAATTCATAACATCGTTCGTGATAACCCCATGTCCCTGCTCTTCTCTATCCATACATCTATCCCTAACTCTACAGCTTCTACTATCTGCTTGATGAAATCATCCTGATATGGATATGTAATGAACGGTACATGTGGCTTGTCTAACCTCGGATTATATGTCCATAAAAACATATTAAAGAAAAAAATTGGGTCTTCCTTGCATTTCCTTATAAGCTTGACCCAACCCTCATCACTCGTATACTTAAGTAACTCTAACCTCTTCTCCTTGTTGGCTTGCTGCACCTGCTTGATATACTCCTCCCTGTCCTTTACACTCTTGCTAACATTGTCCCTCCATTTAAGTAACTTCTGCTCAAAACTTAATCAATCAAAATTTAAATCCTCCTCATCTAACTTGTTCTCCTCTATATCCATGATATGCTTAAGTGTTAATGGCTTTTTCTCTTGCTTTACTTCTTCCATAGTCGGTCGGTTAAGAAGTAAACTATTCGTAATAATCTAATAACATATCATCTACATCCCTATGCTCTACCTCTGCTTTTACCTCTGCCTTGGTCTCTACCCTCTGTGTGTTATACTGCTCTGGACATCTAGCTTTTAATACCTTTAACGAAAACTCTCCATCCTTATCATTTAATACTCACTCATGCACCTTATCCTTCGCATCCCTTAATAACTTAGTCCTAGCCCACTCTACTCTCATCTTGAAATCTTCATCTGCTCTCATGTGATTGTAATATGTAGTAGTGCTGAACTTAGCCTGCGCACATGCCTCTGCTATAGTGTAATCATTCTCTATCGCCTCTAAAAATATCTCCTTCTGATTCTCTGTTATCGTATCGTTGTTCGTAAAACTCTTCCTATCCTTGTCCCATGTTATATACCTCTTTGTGTAAACTCCTTTTGGCATCTTGTTTAATTGTTAATATGTAAATATGCCTACATATAAGGCTACACTGGTTTCATATACAAATAAAAAAATTTTGCAAGTCTTTTTTATTTTAGATGTTTAAATATATGAGATATCACATCCACTGTCCATCAATCTCATATCACATCTGCGGCTTGGTTTCTTGTTAAACATTTAGTATATCATTCTGGGATAGTTTGGCATCTCTCTAATTCCGTTTGGTTTAAGTATCTTATAGAATTATTATCTCACTTTTCTTCCCAAACTATTGTAGTAAATCATGTCTCCCTGTATCTACGATACATCTTTTCTTTATCCTTTATGGGTCTGCTATCAGATACCAACAATGCTCTGGCTTTTTCTCTGTCCGTATATCAGCTCGTTAATATGTCTTGTAATTTTATTCATTTATCTTTAGGTTGTGTTACTCACTCAATATTAGTCCAATAATACCTATCTCTTAGCTGCGCGGATACCAACTTACTATTTATTCTTATAGGGTTTACTCACATCATATCCGTTATTATCTTAGCATCGCTATCTCTCATTCTCGCTACATTTTCCATAAGAAAGTATTTAGGCTTTATCTCTTGTAATATCCTATAACATTCCAAAAACAATCAAGATTTTTCCTTATCAGCCATTCAAATTCTTTTATCTGTGCGCATTGCTATACTAAATGTTTGACAGGGAGAACCAAACATAACCAAATCTATTTCCGTTTTGAACTCTCATTTCTCTGTGTATAATA